ACCCTTTCTAAGAAGAGCACCAATAGCTTTTGAGCTAAGAGATAACTTACCTTGAATAGGAATTACATAATGGAATGATTGCATAGGTGCAAATCCCAATTCTTTACCCATTTGAGCTATTGTAAAAGCTTGTTCTACATTTTTCACATGACTAGGAAGTTGTTTACTTTCAATTAATTTTGAAAGAAAGTTTTCTTCTACTTCCTGAGTCTCCATATTCACTATATCTGTCATTTACGTTTTTCTATTATTTAATTTCTCATAAATTATGTTCATTTCTTCTGACTCCGCATCAGGGAGCTCAAAGAAATCATTGGTCTTTCCATCAAAGAAAAGCCCGCATTTTAAATTAGGTCGTCCTAATCTATTTTTTAGGATTTTTATAGACCTATAATTATCTTTTAAAGTTGTTATGTCATATTTAAAGTGTTTTTTAATTTCGTACCTATCAGGTGCAAATAGTCCGAGAACTACAAGAGCATCTCTTTGGAGTAATTTATTGTCAGCTAAACCATCTAATGATGGCTCTAGCTTAGACTCTATACTACTTCCTCTATAGAATTCTTGTTTTTCTTTAGCAGCTTCTTGCTGCTGAACATTCACAACTGTGTACTTAAAATGTTTAGATATCTGTTTTCTACAGTAATCTGCAGACCACTTACTCATAGTTTGATGTTTTGACATCATTCTATCAGTTACAGAATCTTTTTCCTCTTGTAATAGAGATACGTGGTCAGTAATAACTATTACAAATTCATTTGGATTATTAGGTTCGTATCTGTCGTATATCTTAGTTGGTTTTCCTCCAATTTCTATTTCCCTATAATGGTGAGTACCATTTTTATTAGAGTACTCTCTGACATATTTATATATACCAGTAGGATTATAGATAGAGTCAATTACTTCGACATACTTTTCAAAATCTGAAAAATATTCCCTACATTCTTTTATGAGTTCAATAACTCTAGTAGGTAAACGTTTAGTAAATGATTGTAGGTCAATTACAGATACGTCAACATTATACTCAGTATGTAATCTGTTAGAAATTAATCCTAGCATAAACTCTTCTTTACTCTCCTCAAGTGCAAAATATAGTATCTTGAGCTTTAAGTTTTTCTCTGGATGTTTTTTAACATATTCATAAGGTTCTAAAACAAATAACTTTTTAGTTAATTGAGTTTTACCCACTCCCGAAGAAGCAGTTACTAGGTAATATAAACCTTTTACAATACCGGGCACATGTTTAGATAGTTTATTAAAGTTAGAGAATGGTATATTATTTACTAGACCTTTGTCATGATTCTCTGCTGATTCATTTATAGAATTAAATGTTTCATCAAACATATTACATTCCCTCCTCAAATGAACTATTTTTATCAGAATTAATTTCTGACTCAAGAATCATTTCACATTCACTAGCTAAACTCGATACTTTATCTTTCATAATAAAGTAATGAGCTAGTTTCATATACCTAAAATTCTCTAATTCCTTACGGTTAATATAGCTCCTAGTAGCGTTAAGAATAAGTTCTTTGTTAGAATATTCAGGATTTTCCTTAATAAACTGTTGCATTTTCTTTATGCATGCCTTTCTATCTCCCCTTACAGGGTATCCACCACTAGTTACGCTTTTAGGAAATAACTCCCTATAATCATCAATCCACTCTTCAACTCCTTTTGAAGCTGCAGTTAATGTTGTTTTATTATTTTCTACTAATTTATTTGCTTTCTCAGTGAAAATTACTTCTTCTCCTTCTCGCTCAATATATCCTCTATGAGTTAACTGTTTTAGTACACCTAACTCATCACATAATTGAAGTAATTTTTTATTTTCCATAGGCTATTTATAATATTTAGAATAAATAGTATCCCTAATTGTTTGAGTAATAAGTTTTCTATAATTCTTATCCTTATCATCATTTAACTGAGTTTCTGGATGAGACTGTATAGCCAAAGAGTTAGTTTTAGGATACCAGACTATTTCTGGTTCTTTATCAATTGAAGTAATTACGTGATTATCACTTAATTCATACTTACTAGCTCTACTTTCTGGAGTAGATGCTATAATTTCAAAATCAATTCCTTCTACTAAATCTGAGTTCTCTCCCTTATTACTTCTATAAGGATACATCATTTGATGATGTGTAGAAGATGCTAAAGTTTTTGCATTATACCTAGGGAATTCTATCAAATGTTTTCCATTTGCATGGTTATCCACATTTTGAATTAAACTTCCACCATTAAGTACTGTCAATAACTGAGCACCTCTACATATACCAATCATAGGTATTTCCCATAAATCCGCAAAATGGAAAAATGGAACCTCATAACGATCTCTCTCAACATTTATAAAAGTTTTACTGTGTTTTGGAGCATTATAAAGTGCTGGCGTAACATCTTCACCACCTGTAAAGATGATTAGATTTGCAGCATTATGGTTATCCACAATTTGAGCTCCTTCAATATGTAATCCTGATACATATGTTGCCATAGCATTGTAACGAGTATTATTACCTACAATGTAAATTTTTGCTTTTTTAGGCATAGTTAATGTGCCTGTAGCTGTTTTTGTCATAAATTTTTTGCATTAATATATTCAATTGGTCCACTTAATGATTCCAAAGCTTTTTCTAGCCATTTCTCATCTTGTGTTCCCAAAGCAGTTATTATATATATAACTGCTTGGTGACCTTCTCTTAACCTCACAACTCTTCCTATCGTTGTGTTAATCTGGTGTCTCCACCAACTCTATATGTCACCATATAGTTCGGACTATCTCATAAACCTATTTATTAATAGGTTTCTCATTGTTAGTCTCTACACCGTGTTTTTCAAGTGACGGCACGGGATTGTCTTTTTTATTCATTATTTAAATATTAAAGAGTTTCCCCGTTAGCAATTTTTTCAAAATTACCTTTAACAATATCTAATTTAGCTTTTGCTAATTCTTTTTTACTTTCTTTAGTAACTCCTAGAGCATAAACATCTTTTGTACTTTTTGGGTCTTCTAAACTTCTAAAAGAAAGTACTCTAGTATGTAATTTTTTAAAACCATAAAAAGAATTATGTATATTTTCTAATCTAAATGCTTGTAAAAATAAATTATCTTCTTTTATATCATAATAAGGACTTTTATTTGGATTATGGTGAAAAACTAAATTTCTATAAGGAATTTGTACATGTGCTTTACTTTCTATAGAAAAGTGTTTTTTATAAAATCTGTAATATCCTTTATATTTTCCAGTTTTTAACTTAACTGCTCCATATCCTTTTCTCCTATCACTTATTCTTAACGAACTATCATAAGGTAAAGTAGAGTAGTTTAATAAAATGGCTTGTAAAAGTAATTCAGCACATTTATTAACATCTCTTCCATAAAACTGAAATCCTTGTAAGGTAGTCATGCTACATAAATTACCTAATGCAGTACAAGAAGCAATATCAACTATCCCAAATCCTTCTTTTTGAAAGCATATTGTACCATCTTTATTATATTTTCTTGGATGTTCTGAAATACAAATATAAGTAGGGGAGCCCATACTGTTTCCAAAAACTGATTTTGTATAAGTTAAATAAAGTTTACCTTCTATTACAATAGAGTATAAATTACTATAAGTCCAACTTCCATGAGTTAAGTTATTTAGATATAAATCACTATTTAAAGTTTCTTCCTTTATATGTGTTATTTTAAAAAATCTTGACATTAGTATATTGTTAAAATTCTGAGTTTTCTATGTATGTTACCATACAAAGGCGCATAATTTACGCTGTATAAGTTCGCGAGGTTGCGAATTTAATTGAACAATAACTGCTTTATCTAGATTAGGTATATTAGTACCTTCATTTACTTTATCTACTACTCCAAGTCTCTTTATTTTACCTTTTAAAAACATTTGATAATGTTTATCATCTACTTTAGAATGGAATACAAAGTTACAGAGTTCCTCTATTTTAGGAACACTCTTATGGAATATTAAAATTTTATCATCAACAGGTAGAGATTTAAGTAGTTTTTTAGCTACTTCAGTCTTACTTTTAAGATTGTATATAAATCTCATCCTATTAAGATACATAAATTTGGGAACTCCTTTTGAAGTAAATTGTAATCTTCTTATTTGATTAGACATATATTGATACTGTTTAAATTCTGTAGTTTTAAACCTTTTAGCTTTATTACCAGCTTCAATATATTTGTCTTGATCATCTAAGTTAAATTCAATTACTTTTATTTTATAAGGAGCTACTAAACCTAGCTTAACAGCTTTATCAAGAGGTAAATCAAATACTACTTTTAATTTTAGTTGTTTAAGTATTTGAATTTTTTCTTCCTCTTTAGGTGGAGTTGCAGTTAGCATTAAAATATTATCCACCTTATTATTTTCAAAAAATTTGGAATTATTCTCTGTTATCCTATGACCTTCGTCAAGAATAACCAAGTCAAAGCTAATTCCTTCTGCTTTAACTTTATTTAAACTAGCATAACATACTAAACCAATATTAGAGTAATCTGAGCCCCACTTAAGGAATTCATCCTTAATCCCTTCATCACGTAATTTTTCAGTAGGTACAACCCACAAAAAATTACTCTTCCCTTGCTCTTTAGATAATTAATATAGTCAATTGCTATCTTAGTTTTACCACTACCTGTGGCTGCAGAAATAATACCGCTACCTTTGTTTTTGATAACAGCATTTACTGCTTGTTGTTGTATTTCACTTTTTATGTTATTCATAATAAATTTTAAAAAGGTAAGTAATCTGGGTTATCTATACGAACTATAGTATTACCCATTAAAGTTTTTTCTACAGGAGTAACTTGTGAATAAGCGTCATTTATTATAGGTTTAAAATTCAAACCATAACAACTTCTGCAATATAACACATCTTCAACAAATTTATCTTCCTGTCTAAAAGAAACTTGATTAATAATTTTAGGTTTACTAGGATAAGATATTAAAGGTACTCTTGAACTTCTCGAGATATTAAAAGACATATGATTCAAATCTTTAGTTAAGTATGCTTCTCGTACAGGTTTTTTGTATTCTTTAATTCTTTGTGTTAACCCATAAGAAAAAATAAATTCTCCATGTTTTGAGTCAACTACATCATCTATATAAGGTATTTCAGTTAGTATTACTGCATCTTCATCAATCATTGCCATAATAATAGAGAAGATTCCATAAGGATCTGGACTATTATTAATAACAATATGAGGTAATACAGCAGTATGTTTACTTTCTTTTCTATAAAAATCTGCATCTTCTTTTATGCATTTTGCAGTATTAAAAATAGAAATAACTTCCTCAAATAAATTTTCAAAATTAGTAATTTTGTCTGCAATATATAAACTATTTAGAAATTTAAATATTTCTATTAATGCTTTATTTTTTAAAAGTAAACTACTTACTTGAGAAGTTGATAACATGTTATTCATTTATTTATCTTAATGTTTCCAAAAATTAGTAATAACTGGTGAAGCTTTCAAAGGAATTATTTTACAATAAAATTCTCCAGCTTTTTCCATAGATTGTTGTAATAATTCTGCAACTTCTTTTGCCATTTCTTTTGGGCATTCTACAACGATTTCGTCATGAACAAAGTTACATATTTTAACTGTAAATAACCAATTTCTACGAATCAACTCTTCGTAAAATAATATCCCAGCAACCTTGGTTATAGATGCTGAAGTACCCTGTATAGGGTAATTTTGAGATTTTCTCTCAAGAGCAGATTTTTTTCTAAAGTGTTTAGAGAGTTTAGGACCTAGTACATTTTTGTAATAATCCGTTTCATTTTTCTTTTCTTCTCTATATACATCCCAGAAATTTGAATCAAATTCAGATGCTTCTATTTTAATTTGTTTTAGTGGTATAAGAAGTTGAGTATTATCTACATCATTATAGTGTATATAACCTGCAGACCACATCTTTTTCTTAACCGAATTAAAATAATTTTTAAGACCTGGAAATACTTTAAAGTAGTCATTATACAATCTCTCTCCATCTTCTATTGGTATAGATAAGTTTTGAGAAATAGTATAACCATTACCACCATAGTTAATTGCAAAACCAGCTGCTTTAGCTTGTTGCCTATAATGTAATAGTTCTTTTTGGTAATCTGCTAATTCTTTTCCATCTTCATCGTCTTGTTTAGCTTGTTTAATATCTTTTAAAGGTACATTATATATCTTAGATGCTATAAAGCTATGCATATCACCAATTTTCTTTTCATAAAACTCTATAAGAGATTTATCAGCAGATTGATTGGCTAATACTATTTGCTCTTGGCCACTATAATCAGCCACAACTAAGGTATTACCTCCTTCAGCAATAAAACAAGCTCTTACCTTCTTATCAGAAGGAATGTTTTGGAAATTCATTAGTCTAACACCAGTAGCATTATCTTTGCCACCAGATGATAGTCTACCTGTTTCCATTATTTGAGTAAACTGCGTATGTAGTCTACCAGAAATAGGATTCACTTGTTTACTTATATTTAATCCGTAAGTTGAACAAGCTTTTTGTAGTTTAGTGTATTTGAGGTATAATGGTATAAGTTCATGTTTGTCTCTTTGTGGGTATATAATTTTATTTTCCACACTTTCTTTTCTTTCTCCGTTATCCTCAGTCCATAAGTTTAGTCCCAGCTCTCTAAATAAAGGTATAATTTGGTCTGCACTATTCCAATTAATAGTGCATTCTCTATCTCTAAACATATCAAACTGTTTCTCAACATATTTTGGAAAATGGTCAATAATATAATTGTCCAATTCTTTTTTAATTTTGTTTAGTTTGTTTAAATTATTATAATAGATAGAATCCCAAGCTTCTACATCTAACTTAAATCCACAATATTCTGTATATGCTAATACTGGACAATATTTGTTTTGAAGATTTATAGTTTTAAAAAGATTTCTTTTTTTAGCTTTTTTTAATTGAGCTTTTTTTATATCTTCTAAATATTTAACATCTCCAGCAGCATATTTAATTACTATATTGTCTAAGCCACGCCAATGGATTTGACCCCTTATATCTTTATCTACTTCACTAGTATGACAATATCTCTCAACAAGAGCGTCTAAACCAAGTCTAACAGTACCTCTAGGTAATCCAAGAGTAAGTATTCTTTCTGTTAAAAAGGTATCATATATTTTTCGTATGATTATTCCTTTATGCAGAAAAAACTTTAAGTCAAACTTAGCATTTTGAAGTATAAAAGTTTTAGTGTCGTCTTCAAAAAACCATTTGTAGTTTTCAAAAGGGAAAGAATCTTGTTCTATCACGAACTGATTGTCTCCATCTCCAATCTGCCAACAAATAACTCCTTTAGTACGAGGGTCAAAACCATGCGTTTCTGTATCTAATTGTATAAATTCTTTATCTTTAAAATAATTTAATGCGTAATTTATAGAACATTTCCCAACTTCCGCATTTTCTTCAAACTTCTCCGATGTTCCTATAAAATATATCATTTATTAAATAAATATGTCATTATTTTTTTCTATTTGTATTAAGGATAATACTCTAGGAGAGCCTTCAGCAAAATACTCTTCACCAATGTCATATCCCATATCTTCTGATTCGTAAGTACTATTATAATAAATATCACTTTTATTATACAAAACTTCATTCCTTTCTAAAGATCTAGTTAGGTAATAAACAGCTGAACAATCCTCTCCAACATCTACTAAGAAATTACTTCTTTCATATGCATGAAGTAAAAATTTAATAAACTCAAAAGTAAAATTTATTATTTCTTCTGTAGATGCACCAATGTATTCTCCATCTTCTAAAGAATTATATAACTCTTCTAACCCACCTATTGCTATAAATTGACAATTTTGCAGTGCTGCTACTTTAATAGTCAAATTAACTGCACCTTTATAAGTTACTCTTTCATCATCTTCAACTGTAATTAATCGACTCTTTACAATTTTTAATAATGATTTTTGATCGTTGTTCTCTACAATTTTTGTTACTTCTTCAAGATTTTTTATTTCAAAATAATGAAGAGCAAGAGGAATGTCTAATTGTTCAAAAGAAAACTCTGCAGTAAGATTTAATCTAGAAATTGTTATTAGTCTATTAGGATTTCCACTTTCTTCAGATTCTAATATTTCAGTAAATAATACTTTGTCTTCGTGTAATCTCATGTTTATTATTTTCTTATTTTAATTAATTTTTTAATATTATTGTTTTTCTGATTGTACCATCTCTGAATACTTCAATTTGTATTTTGCCTTCTGCATTAGGACGTCCTAATAAATCGTATCTAATTTTATATATTACTTCATTATTTATTACTAAATTATTAGTACTTAATACTTTCCATTTGGCTCCATGCGGACAAAGTAACGCAACTATGTTGTCTTCGCTCCATCTAATCTCTACAATACGTCCAAAACTTTCTTTAATACCTGGATTATTAGAAGTAAATGTAATAGTCCAATCTGGCAAAGTATCTACTACTAACCCAGAACAATTATACCATTTAACATTACTTAATGAATCCCATATTAAAACTTGAGACATTGCATTATTTTCTACTGCTGGTTTCCATAGTGATGGATGTGATTCAAAATAAAATACAATTTTACTTGTATCTAATTTTATATAATCTGGACAAGTTGTTTCTAATTTTTGTGCATTAACTCCTAGAGTTACTAAACAAGTTAGCATAACTACTAACGTTTTTATAATATTTCTAATATTCATCAAAATTCATTTTAGACATAAATTTTCTTTCAAGACTAGTCCATCTATAAGGTTCTCTCCATCTACCTCTTGCGTAGATATATCTAGCTTTCTTCCAACTACTGTCTCCTATAAGATAGCAATGTTTCATATGATGAATACATGCTATTAGGAGATTTTCTCTAGTCATTGGGCCTAAACCCAATTTCTTTTGGTATGCCCTATATGTTACAGTTAGCATTTGACAATCTCCATATGAGTTTTCACCTTTAACAAAAAGAGGCGGCATTATAAATGTGGAATCATTGGGATTTCTCCAATCACTCTCATTCTTACCAATATCATATACAAATTGTCTAGGAACTCCTAATTCATCAGCATAATACTTAACTTTTTCAAATATCCATCCTTGTGGTAGTTGATAACCAGTATCTAATTCTACATTTGAAAGTGAGTGTGTTTTTTTACCCTCTTTAGAAGGAGAAGAGCATCCTACTAAGACTAAATTTAATCCTAGTAGGAAACTTAATTTTAAAATTTTCATAATTAAAGTGTGTTAGTGTACTTTACAATTATGTCAGATTTACAATGACCTGACTCTGTAATCATACATTGATACTTAGATAGTACAATTTTATATAGCTTTTGCTTTCTCCAAGCATCTACATATACTGTTGTAGTATCTTCAGAACCTCCTATTATCCAATTATAAGATAATAGATATCTTTTAGAATCTCCATTAATAGTTATATATAACCAAAGTTCTCCTAAATCAAATGATACTTCTGTGTCACAGTCAAAATACTCACCACAGTAATTATCAGTAGTGTATAAACTGTCATCTGCACAACATATTTGAATAGCATTATAACAAAAAGTATCTGAGACTTGAGCATTTCCACTGAGGAATGCTAGACTCATTATTAATAGTGTAAAAAGTTTTTTCATATTATTTTATTAAATGTTTTTTAGATTCTTTTATGTTAGTAATAGATACAAAAAAGAATATCATAGGTATCAAACAAATACCTATACTTTTCTCATCTATTTTTTCAGCATACAAAAATACAAGAATAATTGTAATTAAGGAAATAAATCCCATTAAAATTGTAAACCCTAAAGTTTTTCTGTAATCTCGTTTCTTTTCAAGTTTTGTTACAGCTTCTGTAGCCATTAACTTTGTTTTTTCTTCTAAACTCATTATTTAGTGTGTTTTTAATTAAATTGTTTTATAGTACACCCACCAGGGGTCGAACCTGGAACCTACTGCTTAGAAGGCAGTTGCTCTATCCAGTTGAGCTATGAGTGCATGCCGGGACGGCTTTTTGAATGGAAGCTCTCCCACGAAACCATTTTAGTTAGCTATTTTTTTTATTAAAGTTTGGATCAAACTTAACAATATCTTTGTTTTCTAAATGATCTTTGAGATAGTTTTTAACTCTTTTTCTAAAAGATGTCAGACTAATTATGTCTGATTCATTTTCTACAACAAAAGGCTCTTCGCTTCTTTCTTTTCTTGAATAGATAACGTTTTCTACTTTTTTAGGTATTGTAGGAAAATCTGGTTTAGAACAATTCCATGCATAATAATGCCATGATTTGATTTCTTGAATAGTGATAATTTTAGACATTTTTAAAATTTTAAATTTAAGGATATATTTATTTAAATAAAAATATTGTTGTACACCAAAGTGTAATTGTTTGAATATAGATATTTGATAAACTTAATATAAGGAGTAATACTTAAGTCATTCATAAGCATAAAAGCATCTTGTTTCAAAGCTTTCTCTAATTCCTTTGCTTTTGGAAACAAATTTTGTTCTAATAGAACATAAGCTCTATCTATTACTTTAGATACAGAAGTATCTTTAGCGTGTTGTTCTGCTAAAAATAATGCATTATGCTCTTCGTCTTGTTTAGCTATCTTAAGAATTAAAGATTCAAAATCTTCTACATTCTTTATATGAGGACAGCAATATTTATTTAGAACTAAATCATTTTTAAAAAAACTAGCTGCTAATTTTTCTAATTGAATAGGAGCTATATATACTTGGTTTATATCTCCTTCTTTTTTAAATATACAATTTACACTCATTAGTTTAAATTAGCTTGTGATTCACTAATAAGGAAAGCATTTAAAGTAGTGCTATCCATATTTCTTTTTTTTATAACATAGCACAATTTAGAAGAATCTGTTTCGATAAATTCATACTCATCACATTCTTCATTTTTAGCTAATATATAATTAGGTATTGCTCCTTTTATCTGCCTAACACCAGATTTAATAGTTTTACCATTTTCTCTTAAATGAAGAATAGACACTCCATTTTTTACTTCAGATATTATTATTATTCTCATATCATTTGTTTTTTGAATACTTTATAAATAATTGATAATAGTAACAGTAATAAAAGAAGTTTAGAAATTATAAAATCTTCTGTGACTGTACTAAAAAGGAGAAGGGGAAATCTTTCCCCCACTCCATCAACTTAAATTTACCACTAAACATGAAACTCATATTTGTGGTATATTTTATATAACTTTAAAATATGTATCTTATAGATTCTAAGTTAAAATATCTAGAATAAATTTCTTTAAACTGTTCAAGCCATTGTTGTTTATACTTAAGTGGATATCTCATGACTCCACTTGCGTTTTTCACTTCTGAACTATATTTCATAAGTTCTTTTGCTTCATCAGATGATCTATTCATTTGAAATTTATGATTAGTAAGTGCAATAACTTCACACTTATTTTCACCTGCATGTTTTAATACATAATAGAACAGTTCATCATACTCTTCTTTCCATCCTGGATAGAATATAAGAGGACTATAATTAACATGAACTTCCCAGCCTAACTCTTTGAGCCGATTAATATCTTCTATTCGGCTCATAATCTTCTGCATTTTAGGTTCTAAAATATCAGAATACTTTTGAGGCATCAAACTGACTCTTACTCTAGGTTTTTTATTAAAGTGATTTACATCAAGTTTTAATAAAGATGGATATTTAGTAGCCATTGTGCTATTTAATTTTGGATGATCATCATAGCGTTTAAGATAATCTATCAATGGTTCTGCTAAATGTCTCTGCATTAATACTAAGTCTGTATTACACGCTATATCTACCATAGTGTATATAGGGTCTTGTTGATCTGGTTGTTTATGATATGTTTTTTCCCATTCTACTACAGATTGGAATATATCATCAACATTAGTATTTACAAACACACGTTTTCCGTTATACCTTGACATATAACAATAAGTATTTACGCAGCCACCAAAACAACCATATATTAGGTTTGGAGCTATGCAATTAGCACTATTGTCATTAGGCTTAGTAACCAGAGTTTGAGTTATTTGTTTTTTAAGAGTAGTGCTTTCCATAAGCTTTTCTAATTTTTGTCTTGAGGTAAAAACTCAACAATATGTTTGAGTTGTTCTTCTCTAGTACTAACTTCTATCATGAATTTAGCTTTTTTAAACTCAGTAAAGTCTCTTCTAAGTTTAACAATTTCTTGTTGTTCTTTAGTAGTAGCCAAAGTCTTAGAATGTGTAACTCTGAACTTATGCCATTCCATAACTAAATAGATATCCTCTTCATATTCAATGAGAGGTATTTCATCATCAATTATATCATGCATTTGTCCAACGGGTGTTAAGTTTAAATTGAGAGATGTTTTAATAGGTTGACCATTCTTTCCTTGAAACCACAAAGTAAATAAATGTGGTCCTTCTATTTTATAAGCTAATAATTTAACCCACATAATGTTTTAATTGATTAATAAATTTAAAAAAAGGGGGAGTTTGAGTTCTGTTGTACAAATATGTGTAACTCCCCCAGAAAAAAATATTACTTATGACTAAAATTATGTAGTTTCCCAACTAGATAACGTCTTATATAGCATAAGGTAATTCACAGTGAACACATTCAAGATAACGTGGTTCACAAAGATGATTATCTATGCCAATTTTTAATTTTTCAAGATTAGGATCAATAAAATATTCCTCAGCTATTTCTGTACCATAATGTGTTATTAATAGGTACAATGCTAAAGACAATTTAAATGGTAATCCTTCAAATGGTCCTGACTGAAAAGGAATAATTTCCACATCTTTTTCAGGGTGTAATAGAGTAAATGTTAATACTTCTATTAAAGTTTCTTTTGAATATATTAAATGTTTCATGTTAAATAAATTTAAGTTAAAAAAAAAAGAGGAGCTATGTGCTCCCCCTCGATTATTAAGTATAGTAAGTATTTTAATTAAAGTACTTGATGATGTATTGTTGCCACTTATCATTATCATAACCCCAAATGCTACCACTATCTTTATCATAGGTGTAATACAAATACTGTTGACTTAGCCACCTTTCCTTTATCCTTTCAAGTATGTGCTGCTTTGCTCCACAACAATAGTCTCTTTGACTTTTAAAGGTCTGCTGTATTCTCCTTCGTTTATGTAATTTATTCCTGCCATATTAGTTAATTTTACGTCCTAAGATATCATAACCATCTAACAATGCTTCTCGTTCATTCAACTCCTCTTGTTGGTTATACACTTTGAATAAATAGCTATAATCTACAGTACCATCAAAATCTACTTGCTTAATGCGATAGATGTTGTTGTATGTTAATGGATATGTATCTAGATATTCATAGCTGCTTATTGAATTGGTTGTACCGTTACCTTGTACAGTTGCGATTGTCACAAATGTATTAGCGATGAACTTTTGCACCTCAAAGTGGCTATTGTTTAACTCCATTGCCGTTGACCACTTGATTAAAATGTTAATTCCTTGCATTGTTGCTGTGTGATAAATAAACTCAACTGGTAGTGCTACATCATCATTACAAGTCTTGCCTACATTAGCATTGTTGTACCTGTATTTAATAGTTGTTACGCTATCACTACAGGATAAGGTTGACTTCTCCGTGAATATTGTGTCTCCTACGATAGAGTCAACAGATAAATTATACCAGCTTCCAGTACCGCTTATCTTTAACTCTACTTCATCGACATTACCTGAGTTGGGCAAAGTTGTAAATACAAATTTAAATTGGTCTGCAGTGCATTGTACGTCTGCTGGACATTGTGCGTCTGCGAATCCCCACAGACAAATTGCGATTAATGTTGTTTTAATTTTCATTATTTTAGACTTTTTTATTTAAGCCTAAAATATAGTTAAAAAGTTTGTAATATACAAGT